GGCAGGGCCATAAGACCCCTAATTCAGGTATCAGCGTCACGCGCGCCCTCGGAGGTAGTTAACCTCGTCTTGCCGTGACTTCTCTATGTCGACTAGACTCCTCGCAATATCTGTTGTCCCCTCCACAGTATATAAACCCATGGGAGTGAGATGCGCCAACACCGGACAACTGCCATCTCCTTTGCGGGCTTTTCCGGACACCAACATAGAGCACCCAATGTATGAAATCAAGTCCCAACGAGATTTCCTAGGTAGCGTAACTCAAGTTCGTATGTAAACCTATATTGACCAAGTGAGGCAAGACTACTAGTGTCACCACCGGATATGCCGACACCAATAAACATCTGTGTATCACGATCATATTGGTCGATGTTAGCCGACGCAGGAGCGGCGTTAACATCAAACCATTTCTTACGCATCTTCATGGGTATTTCAAAACTAATACGTTCCCAACTGTTAAAAATAAACGGCTTAGCGGTGGCCAGATTGTTAGCTGTGACCGTCGCAGCCGTAGCCGTCTGGGTTAACCAGAATATCTCCTCGGGATTTGTGTAGGTAGCGATGACAACGGTAGCTCGAGCGTTGACTTCGGAAGGAGTAACATTAGGTATCCATTCCATAGTCACGCGACGAAACCGGTATTGCTGATATGAGTCCAAGATCACTGTGTGCGACCTGGCTATACCAATTGCCCCATCACAATTCACGCCGTGATAATCCAGTGTTCGGCCAGTGCCAGACCCAAGTGGGTTGGCGTTAACAGTAAAAGTACCTCGAAGCATTGTCCCATCAAATGCAATTTTTGGTCTAGGTTTCCTACGGAACTGTGGGTTGCGCATTGAACCTTGTAATTTCGAACGGTTTGATTTCATCTGTTTTGCTTTTGTCATTTTATTAGATTGATTAATTGCAGATCGATAAATTGGCGTTTATCCGCTCCCCAGACACTCTCATCGAAGTAGTTTTCGAATATTTCTTGTTCGTCTGGACTGATGCCTGTTTGAAGCCAGTAGGAGTACCGTGAGTAACTGTCACAAGTGTCGCTGGTGGTGTGAGTATTGCGTGATGCCATATGATAGTAGGAATAATCAGTATCCCACTTACCTTGGTATCTGCCTTCAACTCCGAATCTTTCGAGCATCCGGTAGAAGGCACCTAATATAGGTACATCATTCGCTATTGATTTACCACACTTTCCAATGTCAAATAACAGTTTCCGGTAACTTTCAACATCATGGCCAAGATTGACACATGTTACATCCTTGGTTAGACAAGTACGCAGCTTCCGTACCATGCGGTATGTGCCAGATGCACACACCATTTTAGTTTGGCAAAATTCAATTTGCTCAAGGGTGTAAACAGGTTCTTCTCGCACGATGTTAAACCCAAACGCGGCAAAATATTCATGTAAATCATCAATACCACGCAGGTTTTTCCTATCAAGCATCATCAGACAGTCATCACCATTATTTATGAATTCGATATCGAACTTCTTGCTGTCAATGTAACTCTTGGCCATGAGACACATTAATAATTTATTCCCCATACTTGTGTTCATGTCACCAGACATTCTTGACCCAACAGTATCGTATCGAAACCAACCATCACTAGCTCTGGCAATTCCTCGGTTGTTAAGTTGCATGTTTAGTAACCACCTTAATTTCTTATCATTAAATATTTTATTGTATACGGAGTGTTCAAATCTTAAAGCAGGGATACTAACATGCTGGTCGAACCGGGAGGCGTCGAGGCCTACGCAGACAGGTCTAGCAAATTTCTCAAATTTGGTCTTTATTATTTCAGCTTGCCTGTATGCGTTGTATGGACTCATAATGGTGGGAGAGTGAAACAACTGATCGATCGCATTATATAGCTTATGTTCCAACGGTCTAAGATAGACACCAACTGACACGTTGTATCTCGGGTTCCGAGGCTGGATAACACGTGGCGCTGGGTCAGGTTTAACGTTGAAATTTAATTTCTC